TCCACGCGCTGCATGTCCATCGACGGCGGCGCAACCTGCAGGTCTTCGTTGCTGGCCGGCGTCACGTCATACGAGTCGTCGAGCAAAGCGACGACCGTGCCGGCGCGTGGCGCTACAAACTCGTACGCTGCGCTGAAGTTAATCGCGCGCACGAACCTTCACGCGCCACACATCGGGATACTTCGGGTCCTTGATCGGCTTCGATGCAACCACCATCGACGCACCCTTTGATAGCAACAGTTCACTCTGCCCCGACTGAATGACCGGCAACGCACGCAAGCCCACCGGCTGGATCTCGAGCAGCACGTTGACGTGGCCATCGGGCGTGGTCATGGTGGCGAAATCAGTGGTCATGCCTGAGTCGGTAGTCACTGACTGCAAGTTGCGCGCCTTAAGCTGCGCGCCGACGAACCGTAGATTCGCGAACTGATCGGACGACATGCTCAGGCCACGATACAGCGTGTCGGTTTCCTTGAGATCGATGCCCTGCGCCTGAATCGCTTCCTCGATCATCACCACTTGATCGGGATCGAGTTCCGGCGCGAAGCTCCAGTCATCAAGCGCTTCCTCAACCGGCTTCGGCAGCGGGAAGTTGCCACGCTCAGTTATGAACTCCTGATAACGCCGACTGTTGGATTCCCACGAGCTGAGGCCATTACGCTGATGGGGACTTGGCGGCTCGGCCACGGGCGCGAACTTACCATCCGTCGCACGTGGGTGCTTGTCCTCTTCCCAATCGGCAGCAAACGTCTTCCCTCCGCCCGGATAATACTTCCCGCGCGTCTCATGCTTGTCCTCGAGCGATTCTGGGGGGTTAGTTCTGCCGGCCTCCTTGCCCCACCCAGTGTACGGCTTATCATAACCCTCATACTTGGCGCGCAAAGAATACAGATCCTTGACGGCCTGCATTTCTTCAAAGTTAATGGTGCCTTCCTGCCACAACTTACTGATGTGTTGGGTCGGTGAGCCCTGTACTGGATGCTTCTCCAAAATCTGTGCTATCTCATCCATGCGCTCATCACCAACTTTGGCGCGCATCTCATTAAGGTATTTCGCCTTCTGTCGATCGGTGCGCGTGCCAGTCGCAGCCTTCTCGAGCAAGCGCGATGCGATTCCTTTGTCTGCACCAGCCCCGGTGCTGTCACTTTCGCCGAATTTCCCATCTTTGGCCCGTGGGTGCTTGGCCTCGTCCCAATCGGCAGCAAACGTCTTCCCTCCGCCCTTATTAGCACGCGCCTTTGCCTCAAGCAGCGCATGTTCAACGTGCGGGTCAATGAGGCGGCGCCCCTCAAGAATCGCGCGCATCCCACCTGACGGGTGGGGAGCACCCCCCACCTTATCCAGGAACTCGTTGAGCTTATCTTCGTTGTCAAACTCAAAAACATGCGCACCCTCCTTGCCGTCGGGTGTCGTCACTGCCGGGTCATACCCCTCATACGCACTCTTGTACGCTTTAGCGACACTAGGCACGCGGCTGTCCAGCAGCTTGTCACCACCACCGGCGCCATCGGCCCACTTGCCGTCAGAGCCACGCGGGTGCTTGGATTCGTCGTACTCCATCAACACGCGACGCACGGAATCCTCAATGAGCCGCGCCATGGTAGTCTTGCCCTTGCCTACTGGCGTGGGTTTCTTGGACTCGGTCGCATCGTCCTCTTCGTCCGCTGCAGCATCCTCGCCCGCATCCTCTGCATCAGGCGGCGCACCGTTCTTCGCAGTGGCGATAGCCAGCTCCTGCTGCGCAGCGGCGGCGGCCTCTTGCTGCTTGGCCGCGTCCTCGCGCGCCTGCTTCTCAATCGGGTTCTCAAGCACCGTCGAGCCCTCGTCGCGCGGCGGCATCTCAAGCAGCTTGCGCAGGAAGGTCTCGTCCTCCTCGGTCGGCACCACAGCCTTTGCACCAAGCAGCCCGCTCCACGTCTGGATCACCCACTTTACGTGTTCGAGCGACGCGGGCTTAAATTTGAACTCTGGATACTCGCCATCAGCCCATGCCTGATCACCAAGGTCGCGAAACAGCTGCTCATTGAGGCACTCCTCAAGCCGCGATGCATCAGCATTGAGCGTCCAGAAGAACGCCTCAAGCTGCGTCTGCGACTGTGCGTAAGCGCCTGTGTTGCCAGCGTTGCTGATGCCCAGCAGGTTCGGCACCAGCAGCGCCTTCGCGATCGCGAGGTCGTGGTACTGAATCGCACGCTCGTAGCCATCCGTTGACCCCGGTTGATGCACAGTGAGCACCACGCCCGGCGGCGTGCGGATGGCGCCGAGCGACTTTGCTTTCTTCAGCGCCTCATCCAACGCCTCGAGGTCGGCGGGCGCCACGTCCACTCCGGCCGGAATGGAGGCGTGGATGAAGCCCCCCGCAAAACGCTCAAGGTACATCGGCCACAGATTGCTGATCTGGTCCTTGATGTACCAGCTGCGGTACGCCTCGCGCAGGTCACTACGCCCGTAGACATGGTCCCACTCCGGAGCGTGCACGTAGTGGATGACGCGGGCGCGGTCCACCTCGACGAGGCCGGAGCGCTGCGTCTGCTGCTCGATCTTCTCCAGCGTGCCATACTCATCCGTGTAGAAGCGGAAGCTGAGCGGGTCGCGGCCGAGCAGCATGTTGATGGCGGGCCACTCCTTGCCATCGACCGTGATCTCGCCATACACCTTCTCGGTGATCGAGAATCCGTAGGCGCGCCCCGTCATGATGGCGTTGAGCGCGTCGGAGAATGCACCACGCATGCGCGCCACGGCTTCGGTGAACACGCGGCGGCGCAGTGCCTGCTCGTCCTCGTCGAGCGGGCAATCGTCGCGGTACTTGAACTGCCAGCCGCGCGCGGTGATCGCATCGCGCTTGAAGTTGAGCACCGCCTTGACCTGCTCGTCGTTCGCCATCTTGCTATAGATGGTGAGCCCGTGCCGGCCGACCAGCGTGTCCGGGTTAGAGCGGAAGCCGATGGTCGAGGTCGAGAGCAAGTCGAACGTCGTAACCTGATCCGGGCGACGCTCCGGGTATGCCTGCGACAGCGGGATGACCTTGCCGCTCATTGCTGTCGCTGCCTCCACTCGTTGTAATCACGGTTATACTGATCCATGAACCGATCCGACCACGCGTTAAAACGCTGCACGGTCAATTTGTGGAGCCACGCAATAAAACGCTTCATGACATCATGCCCTCAAGGATGTTAGATTCAACGACCACGAGCTGCGATGGCACGGCTCCGCGGTATGCCACGCGTGGTATACTGGTCGCGTACTGCATGGCCAACGAATCAGCACGATCAGGTGACTTGATGCCCTCACGAATTAAGTCATGTTTGGTGACAAGATCTTCAACGCGCTCCGTCCCGGGCTTCGAACGCACCGAACACAACTGCGCCTGCAGGTCGTCTATCGCCTGCGTATCCACAAAACAATCATCAGCAAAAAACACGCGACCATCACGTAGTGCATTGCGCATCGACAGGTAGCTCTGGACGCGCCGATTGCGCCACAACTTGGGATTATCGCTAGGCGCGCCACCACGGTGCGTAATCACGGGAAGACCGAGTGACATCAGGTGTCCGGCCGTGCCGGCGCCCACACCTATCGAGTCTACAACCAAGTCATCACCACGGGCCGCGCTGTATTCAAGCAGTTCCCACAGACGTGCGGCCTCCTCAGCGGCCATGATTGGTGACACGGCGGGCGGGAATGAATAGGCCAGTTGCTTATCGATACGCACAAAGGTCTGATAATGCGTCGCAAGAGTGATGATCGTTTCGCACTCACCACCATCGGCCACGTCGATACTGATGCGCTTGCGCGGCACGGAGCCGTCGGCATGCAACTCGCGCTCAAGAGCATCCACAATCCACTGCAGCGCAATCAACTGGTTTTCATAGGAATCGGCAAACTCGCCCAAGCAGCGCACCTTATACACAGGCGAATTCTCGCCGTATTGGCGCGCCATCTTATCAACCCACGAGCGCAGTACGCGCTTGGTTTTGTCGAGCGACACGTGCAACTGATAATACTGGTCCTTGATGCTTGGCTTGAGATGCGAGTTAGCAAAGGTGCCTGTCAAGCGCGTCGGGTTCCCAATCATCAGCAACAATGCTATCTCGCCAGATGACAGAGCAGCAAAAATGACCGGCCACAACGACTCAGGCACGCCGGACGCCTCATCAACGACGACACAGATATGCGGTCTGTGCTTGCCCTGCAGATTTTCAGGCTGGCGGGCTGTCTCAGCGAGCGCCACCCACGACGGGTCATTGGCCCACGTGATTTTGGTTGCGTCGACCTGCATCAGGTCCTTGTAACCAAGGACGGCGCGTTGTCTGATACGTTCGAAGTCGGAAATCAGCTGCGTCTTAACCTGCTGCAACTTGGGTGCAGTCATCACGATCAACGGCTGATGAAAAGAGAAGCCGAACCAGTGAATAACGCCAGCGGCAGTAAACGTCTTACCTGGACCGTGCATCGAGCGAACAGTGATGAGGTTGCGCCCATCATGATTTACGACAGTTGGCAGCCCGATCTTATGGCGTGCCACGTCGGCGCACGCCTCAAACAGTTCCTTCTGCCACAGGTCGAGTGCCCACGACGATGCGGGGCTCTCCTCGAGAGTTTCTTCGCCTTCCAGCGTGCGCAGATTCAGAATTTGCTCAGCAAACCAGATGGGTCGCGTCTGCGCCTCGAGTCGCGAATGACCTAGAACAAACGACAAATCATGACCACCACCCGGCAGCTTGCCCCGTGCGGCTGAGCGCACGAGCGCGGAGTTCTCAACCTTTCTTCGTGTCGCTACGCCGGCTCGGGCCATACTTTGGTAACTCCATCAAGGCACGGGCAAAGCTCTGCACGATCCCCTCCCCCCCACTGGTTAAGTCGTGTCGTTCTCTGTATTTCTCTGGCTTTTTACCCTTGAGCAGGAACATAAGCAAATTGTCGTTACAAACATGCTCAGTTCCGACCTTGATGCCGCCTTGAAAGATCGGACGCTCGGTTCCCTCTACTGCACGCTTTACCGCCACATCCTCAAGCAGGTCTGATCCTTCCTCAAGTGCGTCGTCCCACTGATCCGCAAACTCAGTATATGCGTTACGGTGCGTATAAGCCTGCCGCGGCGTCACGCCAACCTGCCCGCATGCCTTTGTCACCGTGTAGCCCTTGCGCAGCCACTCGAGAAACTTGAACTTGAGAGCGGGCGTAAAGTCGGGCACGTAATGCCTGGCCAAATGCCGTGCGGCCGCTTGTCGCTTCTTTGCGTGCTTCGAATTTGGGTCATACTCGCTCATGCGCATGAAGGGTACCACAGCTCGCCTCTCTTGTCTATGGGTCGTGGAGGTACGGTCGGTACGGTACGCCCGCGGAAAACCGTTGTTTTGTCACGCAAAGCGAACATTCGGGGCAAGTACCTGTGGTACCTCCTATTCAGACGCTTCCGACACGGTCCTCCCCGCGTGTGATGAGGTACGGTTCAGGTACGGTGTAAATGTTTCGATGGGTTACTTAAATGTGGCCTCTGACGACCTGCGTCGCATTTAACCGTACCTGCGTCCCGCTCGACTCCGTCCGTTTCGCGTGGTCTTTTGGCGGGTACAGCTGTAAATGTACTTAGGGTACCTCGGAACTATATCAAAACCACTGTACGCCCGTACAGCATAGTACCTTGAGGCACTGTACGAGCGTCCAGTATGGGCGCCCCATCGACTGTACGGGCGTACAGTAAGAATCGGCCCGGATGCCATCGCTGGCGCCCGGGCCG